CATGATATGTATATGTGCAATTATACTTTTAAGCTAGGCTTAAAGTTTAGAATCCTTAGATAGATATAATGTCTCTCGAAACCGATTACACTACTGTACCTGGACAAGCGTTTGCCTGTCTCTCTATTGTTGGACCCGAATGTCCTCAGAAGAATGAAAAGTTTGGTATTAAGATCCGTGGTGCTTTCGCTACCCGTGACGAGGCTGCCAATCACGCTAAGCGTCTCCAAAAGGAGGATGGCACGTTTGATATTTATGTTGTAGACCTCTACAAATGGTTGTTGATTCCTCCCGACTCTGACAAGATTGAGGATGTGCATTACAGTAATGAAAAACTTGAAGAGATCATGTCTGGCTACAAGGAGAACCAATCACAGGCGGCTCGTATGTTCAGTGAACGCAAACAGGGTATGTCGCAAATCAAGAGTAATTTCTCAGCTGGTGATGAGAACTCTCAGTTTTACAACAAGCCAGATGAGGCTCCCATTTCTCACCCCGCGGAGGTTCTTGAGCGTCTCAAGAAGGAAAAGCCGGATACCCCTATGGAGGAACTTGTAAAGCAAGCTGACGCGGTTGTCGCTGAGGAGATGAAGGAACGCCAGAGGAAGCGAGAGGAAGAAGCTGCCTCCACAGATGCTAAGTTGGAGGAAGTCAAGGAGGAGGGAGAGCCTGAAGTTTCATCCGCGTAAATAATATTCATATACATTAAATAAACATGCTTCGTCTAATTATAACTATATTGTTAGTCGGGGCATTCTTTATTTTGTTTTTTAAACCAAAATACAATTTAAAAAACAAAACAAGTTCTAACTCAGAGGCTGTTGAGGCTGAAGCTTCAACAACTGATGGATTTGTCGAGGATACTCAACGGGGTCCTATTCTTTTTGGACGGGATGGCATTCCTCCCAGGTATGGTGATATCGGTACATTTGTTGCTTATGCATCTGTTTCAGAAGACCATTGGTTAAGTGGATTTCCGCAAAAGGGTGTTAATAATGACATGTACGAGGATACTGATACAAAACTTTCGACTCGTATAAGAGACCTTAGTAAGTGATTAGGTGTATCTGAGGATAACAGGTTGCATAGTTTTACCCATGAAAAAACCTAAAAGAAACACTGCAAATGCAATGATCCATGTAGATTTATCAACATCGGTAAAAGGGTCAAATTTTCCTGTTTGGGGTTGTTGTTGGGGATAATTCATTTCACTGGGATGATAATAATATGGTTGGTCTTGTACCAACTCTTCAGTATTATCTTCATTCTTCTCCTGAATTAAAGGGTCCATGTTTGGGCTATACTCAATGGGATTACCGATATCAGTTTCCATTTCTAATATAGTTGCTGTTTTTTTTAAGCTGATTCTTCCTCACTCTCACTTTCACTTTCACTCGCATCTTCGTCATCCACTACAAAATCTTGGAGATTACCATTGTCATCTGCATCTTCGTCATCACTTTCATTCTCTGAATTACACTCATCTTCGGTGTCTATAATTGACTCACCGTCTGTGTCTTCATGTTCATCTGTAGCGTAATCGTCATCTAAAACAGTTTCTATAGGTACATAAAGAGCTGGTTTCTTTATAACCCTACCAAATCGTGAACGAGTACTAGCTACCATTTACTTACTTTAAGTACCGTTCTGTTTAAGTATCTTTAGGGAACAACTTATTGGTTATTTTAGAGGGTAAAATATGTTCTCTAGCCTTACTCTTCTTGCATACCGGGCATTTCTGTTTTATTTTGTTTTTCCTGATATCATAGGACATAGTCTTGTTTTCATGTTCACCTGAGATAGTTTCACAGTATTTAGAAGTTGTCATTACCAAAAAGGTGTTATTCTTATCATTTCGAGTTATATTCGCTATACGGGTGTCACCCTCTGTTTTCATATTGGTGTTAATATAGTTTTCAAGGTCTGGTTTTACTTCCATCCGTTTAATTGGTGGCTTTTCGTCAAACTTTTTGATTTCTGGGCATTTACTGATATCCTCCTTTTTAGGGTAAAGTTTTTCAACGATATCACTCGTTAATTGGTGTCTTCTACCACAAAAATCTTTACAGAAACCATCACGACGCTCCCTGATGGTTTCACATCGACAGAAACACTTTTGAAGAATCATTTTTCCACTGATGATAAACCATACATGATTAGAACCATGACTTCGTTTTAAATTTTCACAGTATTTGGAGGTTGTTCCAACTAAAAATGTATCCTTCATTTTGAAAATTTTATTAATATAGGCATCACCTTGTCCCTCCATGTGTTTACGAACGAACGTTTCGATACGATTCTTTAGTTCCTCATCATATATTTCATCTTTTGTCTCATCTTCTGAAAAGGAACCCTCTTTGACTTTGATAGTTACTGAAGGTGGTTCAATTGATACAGTTGCGGGTTGGTCTGTTCGCACCGCCGACATTTTAAGAATTTTAACCGTTGGTTCCTGACTTATTCTCATGAGTGTACACAAAGGTTCTCGGGTGTAAATGAAAATTGGTAGGTACGCCAATTGGTCTACTTTACCATGTTCACACCCTGTACAACCCTTACCATTACATGCTTCATGTTTTGCCCGTTTATAAGACCATGGCATCCTGAAGCCACTCCCTTTTGCCTTTCTAATAAGACTTCCATACACCGAGGCGTCTATAATTTCATTCCAATCTGTATCACCTTTGAATTTAGAAAGAGACACAAGAATATGTTCACGAAGTGCAATCGCTGAACCCTGGCCTACCACAAAACCTGGCCAATTCAGATGGACACCAGTTTTTATTAGGTCACCTGATTTCTTTGGTGGTGATAGAGAAACTAAACATTCTTTACCACCATGAATCTTGACCGTCTCACAAATATTTTTAGATATAGCGTGGATTTCGTCAATACCTAGGGGATCGACATCTTTGTAGTCGATATCAACGAAAAAGTTATAGGTCTCACTCTTCTGTTCGACAACGTAAATCTTCTCACCAGATTTTACAGACTCTATATACTTATCGTAAAATTCATTCAATCTATCAAATGGCACTGAGAGTTTACCCCCGTCCATGAGCACATGTGATAGATTGGTAGCATTATTGAATTTCTGGGAAACGTACCAATTCTTAAACATACCTTATTCTTGTTCTTCATCTCTAAACCACTTCATACACGACACATTCTGGTATTCTTGAGTTTGAGAAAGTTCTTTTTTAAAAGTGAGCAGTTCGTAAACCGTCTTATTTTCATTATCTTTGACCCACTGTTGAATCTCCTGTTCACACAGTCCCCTATTCTTGTCAAGTAATTCACCAATCTGTCTTAAAATAAAAGCCTTGGACTTCATTATTTAATACAGAAGGTTTTTCTATTGTGAGAACTTACACATGCATAGAATTGAGGATTATTGATAACATTATCAATAATTAGTTTCCATCTTTTACGTGTGTTAAATTCTTCGAGGGTATCATAACTCATGTAGTCGTTTTCATCGTGTGTTTTACGGATAGGTTGATTGTTCATTTTTTTGATTTGTGTTTTATGCTTTTCTTCATAAAATTTACGAATTTGTGTCTGTTGTTCAGCCCTATTGTAGTTGACGAAAAATATGAATACATTATATTCTAGGTCAACTGTCGGACTCTCTTTGTGTATAAACTTAAACTCTGTATATTCACCCTGTTTCAATGAGACCACACCCCGGGTCTCTTCTTCTAATTCTCTCAAGGCACATCTTAGAGGATTGTAAATCTCTCTTCGTCTACATCCACCTGTAACGAAAATCCAATCTTTAAATCTCCAATCTCTTACCGTGAGAAACCTTGGCTTCCCGTCGATAAAACTAACCGGTACTGCGATTGCCTTGTACTTCTTCATTGCGCATTCGCAAGTTATAATAAGGGGATATGATTATTCCTCGGATTTCTCATCGACCTCTTCGACACTTTCAAGCTTCTTTTCTGGTACAGGAACTGGTACCGATTCAACAACGGGTTCTGGGGGTGGGGCAAGATGCCGGACGACCTGGGCTGAGAAAGTCTTGAAATTATCAATATCCTGCTTAGCCTTGTTCAACTCTTTAAACAGGAAAATTATACCAATTGCGCAAACAATCGCTGCGACAATGAATACGGTGTCTTTGTTCACGGGAACCATTTATAAAAGAAAATGTCATTTTCTTTTTAAGCTTTCTACATCACGACACCCATTTGGGTTTTACCAACGGCGGGGCATTCGTACGGGCTCTGGGCAAATTGAACGGCTTCGTAATGCGTATTTTCACACGATTTGCTTGTTGGTTGCGTGGGCTGACCAACAAACTTTTCGAGTGTCCTGGAGTTAGGATCGTACGTCAATACAAAAACGATGGCAAGGAGAAATACTACTGTCCAAAACATCTTTTAATAAATGCGGAGAAGATTTAGTTCGAGTAAAGAAGACCACCCATACCATTTTCAATGCGAAGCACATTGTAGTTTACGGCATAGAGGTTGTCGTCTGAGTCTTTGGTATCGTTGATGATACGAGCCGAATCAAGACGGGAGAAGTTCAGAGAACCAGTGGGCTGGAGTTTACCAGCATCAAGGCAGAATGGGTAGAAGAATAGAGTCTTGGCTGTTCCCAGGGATGCGTTAGCGGTATGGTAATACGAAGTTACGGTGGAGAAGTTGGGATCAGCAAATTTGTAATCGGCAACATCGGTACCATTGATTTGAAGCTTGAGCTTGTTGTTATCATGGAGAATCTCCAAAGCAGCCGCCTTACCAGCGGCGATGTACTTCACGGGGTGGTTGAAGTTGAGCTCCTGGATCTTGGAAGTGGAGGCAACCGCCTTCTGCACCTGGGTGATGAGCATGTTCTGGGGCTGACCAGCGAACACTTCACGTTCCTCAGTGTCAAGGTAGGCGTAGTTGGTGAAAACATCCCACTTGTCAGTAGCCGCCGCGGAGCCCCAAGTGATACGGAGCTCAACATCGTGGTACTGGAGGGAGATGAGAGGGATGGCGGTCTGCCAGTTTTCACAGAAAGCAAACCTGAGGGGGTAGAACCTGTAGGCTGTACCACCGTTGACCAGATCAGCCGAAGGTGATTTGGAAGCACTGGTCGCAGAAAGACGGGGTGCAACCAGGGTAGAGTAGGTGGAATCCTGTTCATCAATCACCTGACCACCGACGAGGAGTTCAACCTTGGAAATCTTGTTCAACCACTGGGCTTGGCTGTAAGGAATGGTCTTGGTCCCATCATTGGGGACGAGATAGACATACCCGAGCATATCACCCTTGCGCTCGAAGCGGACAGTGGACATACCACCATTCGCGACATTGCCTTGGATGACCTGACGCTCGACAGTTTGGGAAAAGTTTGTATGACGTTTGTAGGTGGACCTGAAGAAACTGACCTCGGGCTGACCAACAAGGTGGACATCCTGGGCACCGACAGCAACGAGTTGGGCAATACCGCCAGACATTTTATAATATAGTGAGACTTTATTTTTAAGCTGAGAAGACTTACAAACTGGGATACAATTTGGAAGAAATGGTGGGACAAGTCATATTGACTTGGAACTTAGATAGAATCTGTGCAGGTCTTCATAGTTTTAAGTTTATTGTAAAGGAGTTCATAGACGTTTCCTGTGGGAGGTGTTTTAGATTCAATTTCGACTCGGATATTCCCAATGTCTCTAGAACCAGACACACGCAATTCAGGGGTTACCCACATGGTGAAGCGACCCTCGACGATGTACTTTGTCGTTTTCGGGTTCCGCTCCACCCTTTTTTCCACCCTGATATCATTCTCACCCACTGAAGCATATGGGTTAGTAACAGTGAGTCCATTGGCGAGCGTAATCGTTTCGTTAATGATGACACCCATTGTTTTATTATACTGGTATAAAAAAATAGTACTCTAATTTCACAAATGGAGTACATCTACGAAGTACACGATATTGTACCACGGGCACTGTGTGAGGAAATAATAGAAAAGTTTGAGAATGATCCTGATAAAAAACCAGGTGAAGTAGGTACTAGCATAGTCTCTCCTATATCTAAAAAAACAATCGATTTAAAAGTATATACCAAACCTGAATGGAAAATGATTAATGATCAAATAGAACTACATTTATTTTCTGGTATAAAAAAATATTTTGAGTATTTGTTGATAAACGCTTTCCATGGAGATGATCATCATATTCTAGAGAAGATGTTTGGAGATAATATAACCATAACAAACTTTCAAGTACAACGATATAAAGTGGGAGATTATTTTAGATGGCACGTTGATGATAAGATAGGTGATAAAAGATTATTAGCTTTTATCATATATTTAAATGACAATGAAAGTGGTACAGAATTTATTAATGGTAAAAACATTAAACCTGAATGTGGGAAGATATTATTTTTCCCGTCTACATGGACATATCCACACCGAGGACAAGAGGTTGAAAAAGGTGTTAAATATATTATGACTGGATTTATATGTGAATGTATTTAATCAAGTTTACACGTGAGAAGGGCTGCCTTGTGGGTCCCGTGATTGACGAGAGTGTAAATGGGTTCAGTTTCATCTGTTTCTTCCCATACGATTTGTCCATTTCCATCGAGAACATCGGTCATTTCTTCAATGAAAACCTCTTCTTCATGTTCGGGGATTAGTCGGGTAGAACGCGTTTGTGAATGAACTTTATAAATATTTCGTGTACTCAATGTGTACTTAGCCTTTTCTTCATCGTCTAGTAGTTCATATTCATCTGGGGTTTTTTCAAGAAAAAATTTCGTACTGTTTGTTTCTCCCGATGGTGAACTCACTTCCACATCCCCGCGATAATAATATCTCTGGTCGTGATTTTCACCCTCTTGTACTTCACAAATATACATAGGTTTTGTTTCTACTGTTGTATGTCTACTGTTATACAATTCGTATTCACTTAATTGAACTTCACGTATTATATTTTTGACATAATACTTAACATTTGAAAGCTCCTTTTTGGGAATCTTAACGGATACCTGTAGTGGTTCAGTAAAATCACACTCTTGTGTTACTTTTCCCACCGTGTAGTTACGAACAATATCGTCACTTTGTTTTTGTGCGTATCCTGGTGCGATGTTTGAGGTTGTCACGAGGTCTCCAGACTCCAAGGAACCACCAACATCAGAAACCCATATACGTGTATCCCCGTTGGTATCGACGAGAGTGTCATAATCGTTTGTATCTGTTTTTTGGTCAGATACGACTCCATACCACGCCTTATCCATAGCCACATTACTGAGAGTCACGATGGGGGTCACGTTCGTTTTATGTGTATTCATTTTTGCACTCACTACAAGACCTGTGATGTTCTGTTCCCAAGTATTCGATACAGTGGTTTTTGATCGAGGGAGTTCTGTGACAATTTCTTGAATACCCTTGATGAGATATGGGATAAACTGTATGTATTTGATTCCGGATGGTTTATCCCCCCACACTGAGTAGTCTGGATCCTGGGTGGGGTCATCACTTGGTGCTGGTGTTAATGTATCAATATCACCAGCAATGTCTGCAACCGTTACGAGGTGTCTCATTTCCGGGGCACTATAATAAACCTCTTGCGCCATGAGACCCGACTCGTGTATCCATTCTTCGTCGTGGTCTGGGTCTGGTATGAGTTTTGGTTTCTTTAGGTACTCTTGTGGTCTCAATTTGAAGAGACTTTTGACGGCACCCGTGATGAACTTCTCGTCATACTTGAGACGATCATCGGAATAGCCGTTCCCTCTTACAATCTCACCTTGGTTGGTGATGTGTAGATATTCCTGACCGTTCGCGTCCCGGACACTCCCAAGTCTCGTACGAAATGTGTTCGCGGGTTGATTGCTATCACCCGCTACGTACCCCAAGGCGATAGCATTGCTTCCTTGATTTGTATAACCCGCTGCGTACCCCACGGCGGTGGCTTGGCCTCCCTGACTGTTATTACCCGCATAGGCCCCAATGGCGGTGGTATAGTCTCCCTGATTCTGCCAACCCCCTTCGACCCCAAT